CCCTACAAGAGGACGCAGACGGTTCTGGCCTTACTTTGACGCAGATAGCGAAACGAGCGACACGGTGTACCCTGTCAAAGGGCCGCGCGGGCATACTAGCCGACTATCCTGCGACACAATCAGGAGCCAGTAAAGCAGAGGTTGACGCGGGGATTATACGTCCTGTTCTGACGGTGTACGATGCACTTGATATTATAAATTGGCGTGTCGATAAAACGGCGTCGAAGACCGCTTTATCGCTTGTGGTGTTACGGGAAAAATACGATGCCGGTGACGACGGATTTGTTATCACCCAGAAAGAGCAATATCGTGTTCTACGCATAACCGAAGGTGTGTACACGGTAGAGATTTACCGGGATGGTTCCCCATTTGGTGAAAAGATGACACCTGTAGATAGTTCTGGTGCTTCATTTGATTTTATTCCGTTTACCTTCATCGGTGCGGAGAATAACGACGCGGCCATTGATCACCCCCCAATGCTTGATCTTGCTAACATCAACATAGCCCATTACCGGAACAGTGCAGACTACGAGGAAGGGGTGTATATGACAGGACAGCCTACGCCCGTATTCGCCGGACTGACCGAAGATTGGGTAAACACCGTAATGGACGGCCAAGTAGCACTTGGTTCGCGCGGAGGCGTGATGCTTCCCGAAGGTGGTTCGGCAACTCTCCTGCAAATGGAAGCCAATACAGCCGCAAGCGAAGCTATGGACAAGAAAGAAAGGCAAATGGTAGCCTTGGGGGCCAAGCTGGTAGAAGATAAACAGACACAACGCACGGCCACTGAAGCGAATATAGATAATTCGAGTGAAACATCTATACTATCCGACGTAGCAAAGAACGTTAGCGCCGCGATTACTTTTGTTCTTGAGGTCTCCGCACAATTTAGTGGAGATAACGACGCTGAAATAGTGTACGAGTTGAATACTGATTACAACCTCGCGCGTATGACACCGCAGGAACGCCAACAACTAATACTAGAGTGGCAGTCTGACGCAGTTACCTTTAGTGAAATGCGGGCCTCCTTGCGTAAATCCGGCGTGGCTTCCCTCGACGATGACGAGGCGCTACAAGAGATAGAGGAAAGGGGCTTCATCTCCGGGGACGATAACGACGACGATGTTGATAACAATCCTGACGACGGCCCGGAAGATGAATAATGACTGTATCCTTAATCGACGCATTTACGCGTCACCAAGTGTATTTAGAGGGGTATAAGCGCGGCCTAGACAACAGGCTAGACCCTATGCTTGTCGAACTGTACGGTGAAGTACAGGACGCCCTGAAAAGGCTAGGCGTTGATCGGTTGAACGAATTAACCCGCAGACAGCTTAATAAGCTCATACAGCGAATACAGAGGGCACAGGGGCAGCGAAGCAATAAATTTCGTCGCGGTATGCTCCGGGAGCTAAAGGACTTCGCTTACGCTGATGCGGGACTTAACCGCGATATCATGCAAACTACTGAAGACAAAACGACGGAAACCGCTTACGGATTAGGCGACGGACTACCCCTACTTGGGCTATTGGCCCTACGACGCAACACAAAGGGGCGCGCAAGACTGTGGGCACTGGTTTCTAACTCTCCCGACCCGGCAACCGGATTGACCCCGCCTAAGCTACTTGGACAATACCTTTCTTACGCTAAACGTAATGTACGTGATCTTATCGTTAGAGGTTACGCTAATGGCTGGACAGTACAAGAAACTATACGCGAATTATTCGGCACGCGTCGCCGTAAGTTTCGTGATGGACTAGTAGCCCGTATGGCTACGCGCGGTTCTGCCATGCTGCATACCTTGGTGCAACATGTGAGTAGTGTTGTACAGGCCGGTGTGTCGTCTGTCTTTTACAAGTATTATGAATGGGTGGCTGTGCTTGATCAAAATACGACGAAAATATGTCGAATGCGCGACGGCATCAAATACAAATACCGAAAAGGTCCACTACCTCCCGCGCACTACAGATGCCGCTCTAGGGCGGTTCCCGTTCGCGCGGGGGCGACATACCAAAATGTGCCGGATAGCTTCTACGGCTGGCTTAAATTGCAGCCCGCATTGGTACAAGATGACTTTATCGGGGTTAGTCTGGCCGGGGGCCTTAGAAGTGGGCGTGTGAATGCCAAAGGGTTAGGGCGGTTCCGTGCGCGACGTGCATTGACGCTTGAAGAGTTCCTAGCTAAATTCAATTTCATTATAGCAACGTAGGGCGGTGCCTTACGCAAACAAAAGGTAGTACCATGGCCCTTAAAAGAAAAATCACAAAAGATGACTTCGACAAATTGTCCGCTGATATCAAGGCTGAATACACCGAAAAAGACGGTGAATACGTTCTTGATCTCGACGGTGACGGCGACGAAGATGTAGGGGCCTTACGTCGGGCGAAGGATCGGGCCGCGCAAGAGCGTAAGGAAGCCCTTGCGCGTGCGAAGGCGGCGGAGGACAAGCTAGCCGAACTAGACAATAACGACGCGAGAAAAAGCGGAGATATTGAAAGGCTAGAGGCTTCGTGGAAAGATAAACTCGATACACAAAAGACTGAATACGAGGATAGACTTACCACTAAAGATACTTTCATCAGTCAAACACTTGTAGATAGTGTGGCGCAAAATATCGCTAATTCCATTTCTACCGTTCCGGCTCTGCTTCTTCCACACATCAAGGCGCGCTTGACTGCTGATCTTGACGGCGACAGCCCTACAACAAAGGTGCTTGACGCAGACGGCAAGCCGTCTGCTGCTACCGTTAAAGAATTAACGCAAGAGTTTGTTGACAATAAAGACTATGCGTCTATTATCCAAGCAAACAAGGCCAGCGGAGGCGGTGCCCCCGACAAAGGCCAGCGACAGGGCGGTGCCTCGCACAATTCAACCGGCGATAAGCCGCCCATGCTCTCGGACCTGTCAGGTGCAGACCTAGCGGCGCAACTTAAAGCCAACAAAGAAGCTAACGCCGAACACTAGGAGCTTATGTTATGGCACTGTCAGACCTTTCTGTATTCTCAGAATACGCCTATTCCGCCGCTACCGAAGTACTTATGCAGCAAATTGAGCTGTTTAATACTGCTTCGCGTAATACAATCGTATTGTCTACCAAGGCTAATCAAGGCGATTACAACGACGAGGCTTTCTGGAAGAAAATTAGCGGTCTCGTACGCAGGCGTAATGCTTATGGGTCTGGTGCTGTGGCTTCGGTTACTCTTGAACACCTGCTGGACACAAGCGTTAAAGTCGCAGCCGGCACGCCTCCGGTTCAGATGCCGCCTTCGCAAATGCGCTGGATACAGCGTAGTCCTGAAGAGGCCGGATCCGTCGTCGGGCAGCAATTGGCTGTGGACATGCTCGCCGACATGCTCAACACGGGTATTATGGCTAGTTATGCCGCTCTCTCTACTGTTGCCGCTGTTAATTTTGATGGTACAGCCGGTACAATGGACTCAAGCGCACTTAACAGCGGGTCCCGCTTGTTCGGGGATCAATCGCAGAACCTCCTCGCGTGGATCATGCACAGTACCCCGGTCCATGATTTCTACGACAATGCACTGACAAACACCAATCGTTTGTTCGAGTACGGTACGGTTAACGTCGTATCTGACCCGTTCGGGCGCGTGTTTATCGTGTCGGACAGTCCCGCTCTACTCACGGCGGGCGTACCGGACAATTACCACACGCTTGGTCTCGTCTCTGGTGCTCTGATTGTCGAACAAAATAATGATTTTGACGACAACATGGAAACGTCAAACGGAGATGAAAATATCCAGCGCTCGTATCAAGCCGAATGGTCCTATAACACGGGCGTTAAAGGTTTTGCTTGGGATAAGACTAACGGCGGTAAATCCCCCAATGATGCGGCGCTCGCCGTCGGGACAAATTGGGATAAATACGCCTCCGACGATAAAGACCTTGCCGGGGTAGTAGTTACGACCCTGTAACTATAACGCCATACGAACAAGCTAGGGCGGCGGCTTAAGTCGTCGCCCTTTTTGTAGACAATAAGGATAGCGAATATGTTTACCCAATACCCACGGATTTTGTTCTTCATTACTGGCACTAATCCTACGCTTGATGAACAGATAGCCGCCGAAAAACTAGCCCCGTGTCGCGTTTCGTTTCGTAACGCGAACCATGTGCCGAATACAGGTGCGCTAGAGTTATGTGACGGGGTATTTGGAGAAGCAACACCCGAACGGTACAAAGATGCTTACCCGTCCGCTAAGAAAGCTATCGGCGCATACAACAAACAGCGCGAAAAAGACATAGATACGGTAAAGACAAACACAAACAAAGCGCGCGCTGATGCGGCCACGATTGCCGAGAATAAGGCGAAAATCGCCGCCGATGTTGCCAAGGACGAAGCCGCTAAAGCCGCAGAAGAGGCAACCAAGAAAACGGACGAAGCTAACGCGGCATCCGAAAAAGCCAACGCCGCGAAGGAAGCGGTTAATACTGCGGATAAAGAGGCTACACCCTCCTCAGACGCCGCAGCCAAAGCGGCTAAAGCTTGGACTAACAACGCATAATCGTGAACGCATAGGAGCGTAAGCACATGGCTATTCGTCTACTAGAACCTCTGTTTGACTTCCCCGTCGGAACTATCATACGCGATCTTTCTTATGATCTTGAGCGTAGGCTAGTAGACGAACGCAGTGCGGCCTCTTACGATCTATCCGGCGGGACAGAGGCCACAGTACCCACATTGTCTAGTGTGATTACTGACCCGGAGCGGCGCTTTACGCTACTTGAGCACCTGTTACTCACGAACCGCGACACATCGGACTTGACACCCATTGCTGGACCGGAAATGGGCTGGGTGGATTATAATGATCTTGCTACCGCTACAACACCTATTCCGCTCACGCTTGCCGATACATTCTATGATCTTACGAATGATGGGTTGGGCGGCTTCACAAACAAAGCGTACAAGCCACTCGGACACGGCGAAATTTGGGATACGGCATTAAATCAGTTCGACTTTTCCAGCCTTAAGCTCGGAGACACGGTAGACATTCGATATGACGTGGAAATAACCACAAGCGGGGCTAATCGAGACATAAATACCCGATTAAATCTAGCTATAGGTAGCGGTAGTGATTATATCCTTCCTATTGATCATCACGCCTATAAGGCGGCGGGTACATATCAGATTGTTCGTTATATCAGTATTTATATGGGTGATGATAATACGCTGAACAATCCGGCCAAATTTGCCATGTCTAGCGACGGGACAGGGGATACGGTAAAAGTGAACGGGTGGTACGTCAGGACAATTGTAAGGTAAACACTGATGGCATTGATCGTAGAAGATGGTACAGGGATTGCCGGGGCTAACACCTATGCGGATTTAACGGATATACGCGCTTATGCCTCCGACCGTGGTGTTACCTTATCCACCGATGATGTCGCGTTAGAAGCTGATGTACACAAGGCCATGGACCATCTAGAGGGGCTACGTGCGCGATATCAGGGATGGAAGACTGTAGCGACTAACGCCCTTCAGTTCCCGCGTGAGAGTGTCAAGATCGACTGTGTTGCTTTGGCCAATGATGCTATTCCGGTCGAACTGATCAACGCTGAGTGCCAATTGGTCATAGAACAACATAACGGGGTCGATCTAGCACCTACGCGTACTGAAGCCTTTATTATTGAAGATACGACAGGCCCGTTGACTACTAAGTATTCCGACAAGCACGGAGGAGGGCCGGGTTCCGTACCTGATATGATTACCGTAGACAACCTACTTGCTCCGTTGTTCTCCACCTGTGGGCAGTCTAGAGCTTTGAGGACTATTCGCGTGTGACATGGGTAAATACGATAGACAAACAGCAAACGCGATACGAACCATAAAAAAGAAAGGCCGTTTGTGTGCATGGAAAAGCATAGGTAACGCCGCAGCTCCTGATCCTAGTAAGCCTTGGAAAAAGGGACAACGTACAGCTACCGACGAAGGTACGGTTAGTATTGTTTTTCTACCCAACAGTACCACCACAGAAGCATTTTTACGCGCGCTTGGGAATACGAGTATTGTTGTCGGTAACGATTATGGCTTAATGGCTTCGGTTGGCTTTACTCCCGCTATAGGCGATGAAATTTACGACGATACAGGAACTACGCTATTGCGCACACTACAGAACGTTAATCCTTTGGCACCGGACGGGGATATTATACTATACACGCTAGATTTCGGGGTTGTTTCATGACGACGTACGAGGAAGCAATTGACGTTATGTACGTCGTGTTCAAGGCGGCTTGGGATAGCGGGGCGAGCCTCATTGTCGGCTATACGCCCGCCGTGCTCTATGACGAACCGAGTAGCGATGGACACGATAGCTTAGATAAAATATTTGCTCGCGTAACCGTGCGTAATGCGCTTGAAGATCAAAGTTCCCTTGGTTCTCCTGACGG